TAAATAGAACATAGAGAATCAGATGTAGTTGTCTTACCCTCACCTACAGGATCCACAGAGGCATAATACATTCCAAACGTAGGATCTTTATGTGGTCTTTCATATACACATATCACACCCTCTTTATCTTCTGTCTTTTTAGAAATAGGGAAGTCCATGATGGGAAGCTTCCTGGATGAGGATGCTACAATCTTACCCTCTGCATTTCTAGACAGGTCTAAATACTCAACTGAATAATCCTTATCTGAGATTCTTTGTAATTGTTTTGTAACTAAGTGGGAAGGGAACACACTCACTTTTCTAGAAGCAAATGCTTCTTCTATATTGCGGGGGTGCTGAGATATTTCTAGTTGATATGCTTCTGGTGCTAAGTTCTTCTTTTGTTTAGTGAACTCCTCATCCAAAGCTTCTAATGCTTCTCCCACTAGTGAATTACCATACCCATCTATGTATGGAGGCATAGACCACTGTTCTGGAATAAACAATCCTGTTTTTCCTAGGGTGCCTTCTGTATCTATAAGATTGGACTCCACCCCAAAAAATCCATTCTCTTCAGGATGTAAGATGTATTCTTTCAATGGTTCACACTGATCCAAGTCACCCACTGATCCTGCTGCAATAAACTGACCTGTGATGATGTGACCAGACTTAAGAGCTGGTTTCATGAATCCATAGGTGTCATTCATCTTAGGAGCAATACCAGCCTCCTCATGAAAGAAGTAGGTGACAGGACCACCCACACCATGTGTAGGATCTTTTTCAAAGGAGTAGAGATTTATAGTGGACTTTAGTCCCTTATATGTATCCCTACCATTTATCCTCACTTTAATCTGCTGTTGCCATGCTCCCACCTTGTCTGGTTCAGCTGGTCTATACCAAGCAGTGTGTTCATTAAGGAAGTTTTTATACTCATTCAAAAACTTCCATGAACCTTTCTCATTTATATAGTCTTTTAGACTCGCTCCTATTTTTAACACTGCACCCTCTTCAAACCAATATTGGTTAATGAGTTTAGCCATGTGAAAATAGGAGGAGGCTATCTGACGTTTTTTAAGGATAATGGCATGTTTATAATTAAGCTCAGCTAAATGTTCATATAGAGCCATGTGATACTGAGCATCTCTCACTTTTGCAAAGTCAAATCTCTTTTCCTCCTTATCGTATATAGGCAGGAAATTAAGCCACATATAATAATCACGACTAATATACCAAGTGTTACCATTAGAGTGTACAATAATCCCCTTACGACATTTATTTTTCTGATCATCCCAGTAGGTAATGAAATCTTTTGTTTTAACTGGTGCAGAACAGTAATACTTTTGTCTTTGAAACTTTCTAGCTTCTGCATTAAATATGAGACTGCTTTCATCAAAATTGTATTGACCAGGTTCTTTAAATATAGAAGACACGAAGGCTTTAAACTCTTCTCTGGAAGAAAAGGTTGTTATACTCCATTCCCCATCTTTGTATGTAGGGATATCAGTATAATTATTTATTTCTTGCATTCACCAACTTTTCAAGTTTTTCAACATCTCCCTTTGTCTTATGCAAAAGCTCTATAAGTGTGTTAATAGATTTACTTCTGATTATTTGAGGATGGTGATAGTCTTCCCAGTATTCATATTTTAAATCCTTTGGGATGGCTGCCCATTGTTTTGTATATGGATTGAAATGAAACATCCAATCATACATAAATAAATCTGATGGGTCATACCCAGGTTCTACATCTTGATAAGTTTCTTGTTTCTTTGCCATATTAATTTTATTGATCGTATGCTAATGACTGTCCTCCTCTGACAGATGATTGTTGTTCTTCCATTAAATCTTTATACACACCTTTATAACTTTGTCGTATTGCATCAAAATCTTTTGCTATTCTACCTATCTGTGCAATGTTACCATCGCGCCCATCTGTAATCTGTGTTGTGGACATATAGAATGCAATATTGTCCAGCGCTTTTTTAATACCGTAATATGCCCTAGAGGTTTCTGTTTGATACATCTTGTTGCACATATTAAGCGCTTTAACCACATCATCATCCTCTGGTAAGAATGTAGCCTCTATCTCTTTTAGTATCACTTCCTCTTTCTCCTCATCTGGAAAATGAAAGAATGGGTTTAAATCTGGATTGGGGCATGTCATATAAAACAGATAGGTGTACACTTGGACATGGTCATCAGGATGGTTGTCTAATATATCCTTTAAAAATTTTAATGTATAACAATGCTCAGATGGAACCACCTTACCATTTTGTATATCAAATAATCTTATCATATTGTTCTGTATAACATTGCCAGCGCTTCAAATCTACCAGCAGTTTTTTGTAATGTGACAATAGTGTCCCTACTCTTACGCATTGCATAGTCTAGTTCTAAGCTAGAAGCTATGAACAATTGTGTTGATAGTTCATCCAGTTGTTTCTCATCCATACTGTTCTTAAGAATAGACAGCAACTCTTTAGACAAAGACTCCATTGCTGAACATTTACCATGAGGGTAGATGTCATTCTGTAAATCTATCGCTGTATCTTCTAGTAATTTAGCTATGTCAAAGAATAGCTGAGAAAGCTTGGTGCGCTTTTTTTCATCAGATGACAGCTTCTTGCCTATAACTGTAATGATTGTATCCACTATATCAAGCCACATTATTTCTTAGATTTTATTTTGTTATTAGCAGCATAATTAATCAAAGATATGATTTCTCTTTTTAAATAGTCTACACTGTAAGGCACTACATCCTTCACTATGGGATCGCCATTGTTATCCAATGCTGTTATAGGATTGTCATACTTATCACGTCCCACCTCCTCAAATATAATATGATGCAGTGTCATACTTCCTGGGGATAGTGTAGGATTGTGCTTTAATATCATATACATGTACAATGACAATTGAAGAGAATAGTGATTGAAGTTGCAATCATCCAGATGTGCAACAGGATGGGCCATCTTTTGTTTAAGCCCTTCCCAGTTTGTGAAACTTTCTGTCTTTATCTCTTTGTTTGTTTTATAGTCTGTTATATTCACCCTACCATTCACCACTTCCACTAAATCAGACTGACCACACAGTCCTGCTGATTTAAGATAGACCAGATGTTCTGGATAGACACCATCTGTTAGTTTCTGAGAAGGAGCATGTTTGATTCCATCCTTCTCAATAGGTTTGAATACAGGAACCACCACTCCCTCACGCTCTATTGTCTCCAGTCCACACAAGTCAGCTTCCCTTTGATTATGATACCATGTCCCTAATGTCGTAGCTCTGTCAGCCTCAGCCTTCCAGAGATTTTTAATTTCCTCAGGATCAATACCACACCACTTAGACTTCTTGTTTTTAGAAGCCTTCTTAGATATGGTGTCAGCGTCAAATGGTTGCTTAAAATTTCCAATAAAACTTGTTACGCTTAGCCAATTTATATCATCGTCACTTACATATTTATGGTCATGTGCTGTAAACTTTAATATACTCATAATATTATTTTTTAAATAAAAACTTAAAAGCATCTATTATGTTTTTTGGCATATACCAATCATATAAATAAATACTTTTTGGTGCTACTATCACTCCTACATTTTTAACCCATAGCATCCACTTTTTATTCCATTTAAAAAGAAGAATACCTTTTACTGGAAACTCCTCTGGATTTTTAAAGTCTGCATTTCTAAAATCATAAAAAGTTTTCATATTCCTAATTTTTGGTTTAATTTATCTTCTTCCTCCTCTGTAAGAAGAGCCTCCCATTTGTTCAAGGGACATTCTGAAGACATGCTTCTGGTCTTTAACTTTAAAGAGCAACCACATCCTCCTTTAGTTTCATCGCAACAGGGTTGTGTACCTGGCAACATGCATCCTGTACCATGCACATCATAAAGGTGACAATCCATGCAAATCTGCATTCTCTGATGTGCAACTTCCTCCACATCCTCTTTCTTAAAGATGGAATTGGTGATGCCCTCTAGGATTTGTCCCTTACTTTTCCAAATCTGTAGTATGTTCTTGAATGTCATTGTTAAATCTTTTATTTATAACTTCTGATCTTCTTTGTCTTTCCTCTAACAAAAACTCTTTCATTTTTTCTATTAGCTTGAGTTTTTCCTGGTATTCCTGTTTAATAGAATACTCCCTGATAGTATCATTTGACATTATGGAGATGAGCTTGTTACATTTCTCTTCATAGTTAATCAGGGCTTTTTCTTTAATGTAGAAATGTCCCAGATTCTCTAGATGAACATTGACAGCCTCTAGATTGGACAGCTTCTGTCTTATTGTTTTATAATAAAAAGACATCACTGTCTGCACTTCATCTACAGACTTCTCCATTTCCATAGCATAGCTAGGAATAAGATTTCTCACTTTAGTTGGATGCAACGCTTAGGAATTTATAGTCAAGCAATATATTACCCTCAGTTTGTATCTTAATCTCAGGATTGATGTAAATCTTCTTCTTACTCTTTCCCTCCTTAATTACAAGTTTGTTTTTCTCTGCTCTAGCTATAGCATTCCTAGCTGACTGCGAAGATTTAAACACACCCTTCTCATGCACCTTGGTGCAGAATGCATTCAAGTCTTGCACTCCATCAATGGCTAACATAATCAGACAAATTATTTCTGAGCTGCTAAGTACAATTCCAGACAAAAAACAATGGGTTATTATCTGAAATTGCACCGCAGCTTGCTTGTCTAACTTAGCTTTTTTTTCTACTAGGTTAACAACGGCCATAACTATTGAGCAGTTTCTGTTTTAAGTTTTCTTTTCAGAGTCTTTGGTACAGGTATCTCATCACCTACATTAATACCAGCATCCTTAAGATCAGGATTGTTTGCCATATCCTCTTCTGTGATGATATGATTCTCCATTTCCTCTTGAGGCTGGGGGTTGGTGATTTGACCAATCATCACCAATGCTCTAAGCTCATCAGCCCTACCCATAGCAATCTTGGTGTTTAACTCTTGCAACTCAGCTCTTAGTTTAGCCAGCTCAATTGACTCATTTAGAAAATCAATAAGCTCTTCTCTGGTTGGTTGTTTTTGTTCTTCTGACATAATAAATTTGGTTTTATACTATAAATATACATAATATGTTTAAACTTTCCAAATTTATTTTTTAAACATAAAATAAAAAAGGGAGATTATCTCTCCCTATTTACCATATTCAAAGTCTAGTATTTTCCCCACCAGGTCTGAGCGGTGGTTATGTTTGAGCTTCACCCATTGTATCTCTTTAATCTTCTTTGATAATTCTATAACGTAGGATAGACCGTTCATCTCCCCATTTCTGGTGGTGATGTCAGTCTGTTCATTATCTCCATTAATGATTATCTTACCTGTCTTACCCAGTCTTGTAAGGATGGCTAGCATCTCAGCCTTTGTCAGGTTCTGTGCTTCTTCCACCACCAAGACATCATCTATTGTCTTACCCCTTATATATTGTACTGGCAGTGCCACCACTTGTTGCTGGTTGACCAGCGCCTCAATCTTTTCTTTGGAATAGCACTTAGTGAGGTTTTCCAAGAAGGCTTCTAGGTAGGGGTTAAACTTATCATTCAATGATCCTGGTAGAAATCCCAGGGAATGTCCCACTTCTACAGCTGCCCTGGTCACTAGGATTTGCTCACATTCCTTTTTAAATAGAAAGTCCAAAGCTGTCTGTGCTGACACTAGAGACTTACCACAGCCTGCCCTCCCTGTAATCACCACTATTTGGTTCTCCCTTATTATCCTCTTAGCTTCCTTTTGTTCTTCATTGAGGGTGACACTATACTTAATCTCATTCTTACGTTCTCTATTTGGTTCTTTCATATATTAGCGTTTTATACAAGACAGACCTCTAGTTCCCCTGTGTCCTTTTAATTGCACACTTCAACTAGAGCTGTACGTCAGACTTTGCGTCTTTACACCCCCTTGGAAACTTATCTCCCTGTCAATTCAGGACACTCTACCTATGTGTATTGTTCCAACCTCTATGTCTATAATGCAACCAGTTTTGTACCTATTGGAGAAAACCCTGGGATCTATTTGACCCCTCCAACCCAACTTCTGGTCCACTACTCACTATATAGCCCCTCGTGGACGTCCTCTGTGGTATAACAGATGGTACAATACAAATATACTACATACCCTGGACATACCCAAATTTATGTTCCACGTGAAACATATCCCCCCTAAGTCACCCCTCAAGTACACCCCCCTAGTTACCCCCTAGGTCCCTATGATAATTTGGTGTATGTTAGATGTTGTGAGTACCTTATAATAACAAGACCCCCCAGTCAGAGACAGCGAGGGCTACCCCCCTAGGTCTTGGGGACAAGAGACTGAATCTATACAATCTAAGGGGGAGGGGGTGACACAAGGGGAAGACAAGGACTTCTACTCATCCATCAGTCTGCATGCTTCGCATGCATCCTGCTGTCTGGACACCTATATGGTATTAGTGAAGGAGAGTAGATAGATTATGGTGGACACACGTGTCATCTTCTATCTATTGTATTGTATATTAGTCCTTTTGGTTATTGGTATTTGTTAGTGTTTATACACCTCGTAGTTTAAAGGCACTATGGTGGACAGTTGGGTAGATTCCCAATTGAGCAGGAATGTACGCCTGTAACATTAACAAATACCATATTAGTCCTTTTGTATATTGAGGATATGCGCAACCTTGGGTTCATTGGGAGTTAAAGTGTAGTTTCGCCCATGAATCACATAACAGAATAATCTACACACATCCTAGGTCTCTGTATTATATGCAGGGACCTAGTTT